CATTTAGTAAAACCATTTGAGTCCTTAGCACCTTTCTTGATCTCATTAAGATTACCATGTGTTTGGCACATACCGCAATCTGGGCATACTGCTTCCATTGTCATCATACTTTCTTCGTGCTTCTTCTTACCAGCACAGTGAGCCTTTTGACTGAATCCTTTTGGATGTGAGCAGTTGATACTGCTCTTATATTTTTGGCTCCACTCTTCCGCCACACTTTGCTCCTTAATGTTTAGTTGCTTTTTAGTGTATGCCACTGAGTTATCCAATGCGGCTAAACCTTTTTCTTCTGAGTTCTTGCTCAACCCAGTATCATAAAGTTCATCACCGTTATAGATACGAACCTGCCAACCCATTCCAGTATTGACCAAATCGTGTCTGAAGTTTCCTACCTTGACTGATTTGACTACATTCTTTCCCGAGCCTTCCGCCACACCTTGCTTCGATTTCAAGTTGGATTGCTTCTCCACCTCGTTAAAGGCTTCGTCCTCCTCGGGAGACCACTCAACGCTCATCTTGTCGGGGTCTGTCGGGTGCGGTTTAACCGGCATTGTTCTTTTCCTTGAGCTTGGCCTCGATGGCTCGATATAATGTAGGAGGAAACTTCAGGCGCGTGCCGCCGGCATTCCAATGCGAATCGACTTCAGATTGCGCCTTGTCGTACACCTCATAGGCTTCCTCATCAGTCAGCCACTGCCACTCGCGCTTGGGCTTGATGTTTTTAAGTATTTGTTTGCCTAAGTTGCTTTTACGTTCAACCTCGTTAAATGCTTCATCCATTTCAGGTGTCCAATCGTTATCAGGATTGATCCTAAACTCAAACTGCCACTCTCTAAACGCAGGGCAAGAGGGGTGATTTCGCCAGTCAAGCCACTCAGGGTCGTGTATAAATAACCGGCTGCGGTACTGAAGGAGCTTGCCGGCTTTCCATGCTTCTACTAAGTGGTTCATAATTCTTCCTCATCCTCGGGAGGGTCAGGCGGTAGCACCTCCTCAAGGTATTCAATAATAAAGTCGCCCGCAGACACGCGAACCCTATTAGGATCGCGCAACCCGGAGCACGTCGCGAGTAGTGCGGCGTTGATTTCACGAAGGTCTTTTAACAAGTCACGCTTGAGCATTTACCGCCTCCTTGTAGCCGTACTCAGTCAACCCACGCCAAGGCTTGTCTTGGCTAGGGCTGGCGATGTGTTGAAGGTTATACCCCTCAGCGCAATCCTCAGCTGAGTGCTCAGCCCAGCCAAAGGTGCGACCGTTCCAATAGCAGTACCGAACCACGGTTTGACCCTCGTACGTGTATTTGCGCTGGTAAACGCCCTCGCGCACTGGCAAGCCGGTGTTAAACCAACGAGTGTAGATTGCAGGTTCAGTCATTCCAAATGCCCTCCTCTATCTGGTCGATGTACTCGGGTTTCAAAGGGTTTAGGGTTTCTTGTAGAAACTTAGAACACAGCAGCCGTTCACGCTGCGCCACCAGTTTGGCAAAGGCTTTAAGAAAATCACGCACTTCGCCGACAGTAATTTGGTCGCTGTAAATATCAACCCATGTTTTGCTGCCAACATGAGCCTGTTTTGCCATCTCAATGATTTGTTCGTCAGTCATGCGTCTCTCCATTTCCATCCCAGCAGTTCTTCTGTGTTCTTGATCTGCTGTTCAGTCGGTTTATGGTGCATCGCAAACATCATTAACTGCGGTGCGCCTTCATACAAAACCCAATATCCCACGGGTTTAGGTGGCGCAGTAAATGTGTATTCTTTTGATGTGTCATTCATATTTCACCTCTTTCTCGGATTGCTTCTGCGCAAATTAACTCAATCCGTAGTTCGTAGTAATCACTTATGCTGTCCACGTCATCACACACCCTTGCACACGCCTCACGCTCATGCTGTGTCGCCACTTCAACCAACTTTTTGGCATACGCAAGCCCGATGACTGGCATCCAATTCACATCAGTTGCCACATGAAGTCCAGACTGTTTAGCCATCTCAATGATTTGTTCGTCAGTCATGCTTCACCTCTTATCTTGAGCCCAGTCGGGTCACTTTGCAGGCTGATGCTGTCGTGCATCTGGCGCAATAAGGCGCAGAAGTTTTCACGCTCATGCTGTGCTACCAGTTTGGCAAACTTTTCAAAATCATCTTCTGTAAATTTGACAAAGTTCGTACTTCCAGCAAAGCCTTCATAAAATTCTCCACCAGCCTGTCTAGCCATCTCAATGATTTGTGCGTCAGTCATGGTTCAATTCCAAAATGTTTCAACAAAAATTCTAAATCAGGATGTCCTCTATGAAAGGCAGTATCAATACATTCCCTAACAATCAACTCGGCGAACTTTGCAGGATCCAATTCACCTGCAACATAATCACCATTGCTTTCAATAATCAAGGCTTGGTCATATAGTTTTGCAATTTGTTCGTCAGTCATACTCAATTTCCCCTTGATCGTCGTCAAAGGTGATTTCACCGCGTGAAGCGCGAGACATAGCGTCTGCCATCTCGTAAGCCCACACAGCCGTGCTGTCGGTGTTTATGGTTTCGCCCTCGCGCAGCGACCCGACCATTGCCTTCATGGCCTCCATTGCGACGTAGTCGCGACGGGTGAAAGCGCCAAAATTTTCAAAGAACGATGTAAAAATACTCACGGTGCACTCCTTCAGGGGTTAGGGTTTAAGGGTAAACAAAAGGTAATAGACGGCGGGACCGCCAATAAGTGCCGCTATTACTGCGGCTTCAATCAATTCAATCAAAATAGTCTTTATCATTGTCAATCTCCTCGTACAAACGCTCAATAATTTCTTCCAAGTCGCGTTCCCTTAAAATAGGGCTGACCTCGACGCCTTTGTAAAACACCTTGTCAATATCGATGCCGCCTGAGTCACCTGGGTCATCCCAGGTTGCGGGCTCGCTAGGGGTATAATAGAAATGGACGGTGACGCGCTCATAGCGCCACTCGATGTCAAGTTCGATGGGGGTGTACATGTTAGGCTCCGCGCAACGATTTGACGGCGTCGAACACGTGGTGATAGGCTTTGATGTTGCGACCGCCCACGTTCCATTCGGTGATTTCGGCTACAGGGGTGCCGTGGTCGGGACCGCAGTAGTTGAAGCCGTTTTTCCAGTTGTAGATGGTGGCAACGGTGCCGTCGTCAAACTGGACAGCCCACTCAGCGTCGCTCTTGTAACCGTCAGCTTCAGTTGGCTCGCCAAACAACGCGACTAACGTGTTGTAGCTGCACGTGATTTGAGCCATCAGGCCGGTGCCGTCAATACGGATAGCTGCGTCGTTATGTGTCTTGAAAGTCATGTTAGCTCCTCAGAGTTGCGTTAAGTTAGAAAGTTATGCAGACCGTTTTAGTGGCCTGGTTAAAATTATAAGTGTTAATAAGCGTGCTGGCTAATTGTATTTTTAATAAATTTAGCAGGGGGCGATAGCCCCCGCCTATCATGCGTGTTCCAAGTAAACCACGCTCGCGTTCACGTCAAGCAACCCTGCGTGCGTTATCTTGACTTCGAAAAATGCCTGTGCGTTAGCGTCAACCGGCTTGCGCATGAAGCGGTCGTCGCCCGCCCAACTGCACGTCACGTAGCCTTGCTTGTAATAATGGGACACCGCTTCGGCCACGGACGGGAAATCACGGTGTTCAACGCGAGTGGTTTTCATGAGCGTTTTCCTTTCAGGTAGTGGCCTAAGTACACAGCGTCTTTAACCACGGGTTGATTAGCCGTGATTTCATAGATAGCGCTGTGAGGCAACGGCACGTACCAAAGAGAGTACAAGTCGCCTTGCTTGTCCATGAACTTCATCAGCGCGTGCAAGTCACGGCTGTCGTCAGTGGTGGCCCAAGTGTGGACGTTGGCGGCAAAAAAGTGAAACGGCATCATAGTGGGGTTCCTTAAAACGAAGGGTCATAATAGTGGTCACGGCGTCCAAGCACAAGGCCACCGCGTGCGCCTGTGGTGTTAAAGCGGTCAGTGCTTGGGTTGCGATAGCCCTTGACCCACTCGCCGGTGCTGCGCGCCTTGCGATACAGCGTGCGTGGGCCGTCAGGGTTAGGGGTGGTCTCAAACACGGCGCTGCCGTCGTGCACGCTACCGCTGACAACGCGAGTGGCGTCGTCGGTGACCTCGATCTCGAACGACCAACGCGCACCGGCTAGCTCACGCACCGCAACTACGGTGGCCGCTTGGCGGTCGCTCCAAGACAGTATAGTTGCGCCTTGGCCTACAAAGGGCGCTGGCTCGTGGCGTGCGGGTCGGCTATACAAGTGGTTGACTAGCGATCCAGTTTCAGTTCCTAGTTTCAACATGGTGGAGAGCTCCTTAAGCGTTGCGGATTTCGGTTTCGTATTCGTTGACGGCGTTGATCGCTGCCCTTATGCGAACAAACGCAATTATCGCGTTGCCGTTGGCTTCTTTGAGGTAGGACATAATGTCGCTATCACTCCACGCCTCGACGACGTAGTCCCAGCCCCCCTGGTCATAGTGGGCAAGGGCGTAGCTGCGGATGTAGGGTACAAAGTCTTGATCGTTCACGGCGGGCTCCTTAAGCGTACACGATGGGCTGCTTAGCGTAAGTGCAAGACTTAGCATCACCAGTGGCCGCCCAATAGCCTTCCCGATAGCCCTCGTAATGGGCAATCCATTGTCCATTGAGGTCACTCTCACTCATGTGGGGAACGTCGCCTTTTTTCATTGCCTCGACGTATGCGTTCTTTCGAGTAGTCGCATAGCGGGCGGCATTAAGATACAGTTGTTCTGGTGTCATGTTATCTCCTCGGAGTTGGTTAGTTACAAGTTATATAAGCCGTTTAGCCTATGACTAAATTATAACGCTAAAACGCGGGTTCGTTAATAAAAAGGGGTTAAATAGCCATTGTATTTTTTAATTACGTTTGAATGATGTGATAGGCTAGGGCTATGAGTGGTGAGCAGGTGAGGAGGGGTTGTCAAGGGGGGTTAGGGTGGGTGCAAGGGGTTAGAGCGTTATAGCGCGTTTTAGAAGGCAAGGTAAGAGCAGGTGGGGATCTCGGAGTGCTAAGGCGGTTATGGCTGCGGGGGTGGTTAGGACGCTAGAGGACGTTTTAGGAAAGATCGGAGGCTTAAAGCGCTGCGGCGTCATAAGTTTCAGTTATATAAGGGATTTAGGGAGACTAGGGTGAAATTACGGACGTCTGAGCTAAATAACTAAAAAACGGCAGAGGAGAGCTTCACCCCTTCCTTTTTACCCTTTTTTCTTCTCTTTTTCTCCTAATGTAAATTTCAAAAGTCACCCTAGTTTCCTAACAAAAGAAGACCGCTCCCCGAGGGGGTAAGTTAGAAAGATGCTAGGGATGACCATTAGGGTGCCCATTAGGGTGCCTAGCAATGGGGGGGCGGGTTAACCCTAACACTGGAATAACCCTATTCCGACTAAGGCTAGCATCCCTAACACATCCCTAACACCATTGCTAGCACCATTGCTAGTTCTCTACCTATAACTTTTCGTTATATCTAGACTCGGCGCTTCAAACAGATATAGCGAAAAGTTATGAGTAAGGCGCTCACCGTGGACGATATAACTTTAGCGCTATAATAGAGCTCATTTGACTCTCGAAGGAGATTCGCACATGTACGACCTGAACCCGAAGACTATGACCGCGGAGGAAGCAGCCGCATGGCTTGCTGCCAAGCATCCCGCACCGATCATGGAGGAGGATGAAGATTACCTCCAATTCATGCAGCGTCAAGCTCTGTACGCGCAATACCACAATGCGGTGTGTGATCGGAAAGCGGAGCTGGAGCTTGAAGCGCGGGCACTCGCCATCCCCACCCCGCCGGTCGGTGAGGACATTGCCGCCGTCATCGAATGGGTTCAAGCGACAGGGGCTACGCCCGTCGAGACCCTGACGCGGATCTACCGCAGCCCCACGGAACGCACCGCCGACCGCATCAACGCTGCCAAGGCGGTAATGGAGCTCGTGCACCGCAAGTTGCCCAACGTGACAGAGGTCATCACGCAGGACGATGGCGACGACGAGACCCACGTTGAAATGCTGCGCCGCATTGAGGCACTGCTCCTGCAAGAGAAGTCCTCCAAGCTTCGCAAGGTGGCCTGACGTGGTGCCCCACGTGCTGGGTGGGCTGACTGGCGTCTATGACGCTACTCCGTCGCTGGCGGTCTTGAGGTACGAGGAGGTACGAGGAGAGGCTCTGCGCCTCTCGGCTCTCCGCACCATTGAGAGCGGCAGAGAGGACGCCTGAGGCATGATGAGCAGAGACCACCACCAGCCCCCACCCAAGCTGCGCAGATCTGTAGGAGGGGATGCCTCAGCCTCCCAAAAATTTTTAGAGAATTTTACACGGCTTCCCACCCCATACCGCATAGCACACCAGCGACGCACTGAATGGCTTGACCAAGCCCACGGCTACCAGATACCAGAGCTGGAAACCGACTTTGAGTGGATGATCTACTTACTGCTCGCAGGGCGGGGCGCAGGGAAGACGCGAGCCGCAGCCGAGTGGCTTTGGTGGCAAGCATTCACGCACCCAGGCACGCGATGGTTAGTGGCCGCGCCCACGGCAGCTGACTTGCGTGACGTTTGCTTTAAGGGCGACTCAGGCATCTTGTCGGTATGTCCGCAGGAGCTCATAACGAACTTCACGGTCACCACGAACGAGATCACCTTAATCAACGGCTCACTCATTAAGGGCATCCCAGCATCGGAACCTGAGCGCTATCGCGGACCGCAGTTTCATGGCGGGTGGTGTGATGAGTTGGCAGCATGGGAGCAGTTAGACGAAGCATGGAACCAAATCCAGTTCGGCATGCGGCTTGGCAAGACGCCTAAAATTCTTTGCACTACCACACCGCGACCGAAGCCACTGATATTTGATTTGGTCGAACGTGACGGGCAGGACGTTTGTTATGTGTCCGCAACGACCTATGACAATCTGGCTAACTTAGCGCCTACTTTCAAAAATCAGATCCTCCAATACGAAGGTACCTCTCTGGGTGACCAGGAAATTAACGCGGTGTTGTTAGATCCGGAAGACTCGGGGCTTATTAAGCGGCACTGGTTTAAGTTGTGGCCGCCAGAACGCTCCTTTCCGAAGTTTACTTACATTATTCAGTCTTACGATTGCGCCACATCGGAAAAGACGGTGAACGACGCTACCGCGTGCATTGTGCTCGGAGTGTTTAAACCAGAGGACGGCCCAACGTCGGTTATGGTTATAGACGCTTGGTCAGAGCGGATACAGTATCCCGACTTGCGGGCAAAGGTAACTGAGAATTACACCGAGGTGTATGGTGACCCTGATGAGTTTAACAGCGGTAAAAAGACCGACCTTGTGCTCATTGAAGAAAAGTCAGCGGGTATATCGTTAGTGCAGGACTTGCAGCGCGCAGGTTTGCCGGTGCGGGGGTACAACCCAGGCAACGCAGATAAGGTGATGCGGGCTAATATCGTGTCGCCTATCATTGCGCGTGGCCGCGTGTTTTTGCCCGAGTCAACCGCCAACCCAGGACAGCCGCGCACGTGGCTTAAAGAGGCTATCAATCAGTGGTGCGCTTTTCCCGAGGTACGCCATGATGACTTTGTCGACGCGCTGACTCAAGCGCTGCGTTACTTGCGCGACGCGGGCATGATTAACATCGATCCGCTGGAGCAGCAAGAACTCGAAGACCGCAAAAAGCGGGTCAACCCCTACTTGCAATAAACCGGCCTATAATATCACCCATTATGCCCTCAACTGTAGACGTTCAGGACCCGCTCAAGCTAGAAGCTTTGCAACGCCTAGCAGCGCAAGCCAACGCTGCAAGCGGGCGCGTTCCTGTGCTACAGCGGCCTATCAAGTTTTCGACTCCTGGCGATATTAACTCGTCGGTCAATCCTAGGTTTGAGGCGGCGCTGAAGGGTTTCACCGGAACGCCTTCACAGGACTTAGGCGTCAGCGCATTTAATCCTAACGCTGAAGCGATCCGCTCCGCGGGGGATATGGGTTACCTAGCGGGTCAAGCGCTCAACTTGGCTCCTGCTTACGGCGCGGCGTTAAAGTTTGCGGCACCCAAAGCGGCCGAAGTAGCGGGCAACTACATGCGTTCTTCCGGCTTGGCGCCCTCTATCGTTGAGCACGGCCCAGCGGTTAAGACGCCTGATGCATTTTGGATGAATGCTGAAACAAAACACATACAGTCGTTTCCTACGTCAGACCGACACATCAACGTAATTCAAGACCCGCAGTATGCAGCCGCGCTGGGCACTACGCCTGAAAACGCGATGGCATATCCTATGCACCCAGAGGCCGCTCCGCTGATGATGGGGCGCAGAACTAAGGACACGTTGAGCATTAACGGCCTAGACAATCCTAATAAAACGCATCTTGAGGCGGCGCAACAGGCCGTTGAGAACGCGCACCCTGACGTAACCAAGGTGAACTTTGGCGGTGGTGAGCGGTTATACGAAAACGTTCCGGTGGAAAAGTTTCTTAATGCAGACGCTTTGACCGACTTGAAACCGTTTCAACTCTATAAAAAAGGCGGCTCGGTTAAAGACCCCGTCAAGGTGGAAGATCCGGTTATAATAGAGCGGAAACTCAAACTTATGGGGCTCATCTAAATGGCCGGACTACCTTTTCCTCAAGACCCCGAAGCAGGTCGCTTCATTGACCCTATCAGCTTGACGGGTAATATTGACGACCCTGAACAACAAGAGGAAGTTGACCTGATTGATTTGTTCACAGAAGACGGTCAAGAAGAAATCGAGGAATTAGACGACGGCTCCGCTATCGTTCACCTCAGCGCTCTTAAAGGTCCTGACGAAAATCCAGACTTTTATGAGAACTTAGCCGAGCGCATGCCTGAGTATGAGCTGATGTCTATTGCTCAGAAGTACTTGGACTTGATTGACAAAGACAAGGAAGCGCGCAAGAAGCGCGATGAGCAGTACGAGGAAGGTATTCGCCGGTCGGGTCTAGGCAATGACGCTCCTGGCGGCGCTCAGTTCCAAGGCGCTTCGCGCACCGTTCACCCTGTTATGGCTGAATCAGGCGTTGACTTTGCAGCCCGCGCCATGAAGGAGCTTTTCCCACCTGACGGCCCAGTTAAGGCTAAGATCATCGGTGAGATGAACGACGCCAAGCAGAAGAAAGCGAACAACAAGCGCGACTTCATGAACTGGCAGTGCACTGAGCAGATTATTGAGTTCCGTGACGAAGAAGAACAGATGGCGACGCAGTTGCCGTTTGGCGGTTCGCAATATCTTAAAATGTGGTTTGACCCCGAGATGCGCCGTCCGCGCATTGAGTTCATTCCTATTGATAACATCTATCTTCCTTACGCTTCAGTTAATTTCTATACCGCATCGCGGGTAACTGAAGTTGACGATATTATTCAAGACATCTTCGACCAGCGGGTTGAGTCGGGTTTGTACCGCGACATTAACTCATACGTCACTTCGATGGAGCCTGAGCTGTCTAAGTCAGCCAAGGCCAACTTGAAAGTTGAGGGTAAGACCGACACAGGGGAAAACCCTGATGGTATTCGACGCACGTTCAATATCTATACTTGGCTCAAAACCGACTATGATAAGATTACCGGCGGCGAGCGCGCACCTTACATCTTGATGATTGACGAGCAAACGCGTCAGGTGTTGGGCTTGTATCGCAACTGGGAGGACGGCGATGACCGTAGAGCAAAACTTGATTGGCTTATTGAGTACAAGTTTATCCCTTGGCGTGGGGCTTATGCGATTGGTCTACCGCACCTTATTGGCGGTCTTAGCGCTGCCCTTACTGGCGCTTTACGTGCTCTGCTTGATAGCGCTCACATTAATACCGCTGCTACTATGCTTAAGCTCAAGGGGGCTAAGATCAGCGGCCAAAGCCAAAATATTGAGGTAACGCAAGTTACGGAAATTGAAGGCGCTCCTGGCGTAGATGATATTCGCAAGATTGCGATGCCTATGCCTTTCAATCAACCTTCGCCGGTGCTGTATCAGCTGCTAGGTTGGTTGACTGACGCCGCCAAGGGCGTGGTGACTACGGCTGAGGAAAAGATCGCCGACATTTCTAGCACCGCACCTGTCGGAACTACACAAGCGATGATTGAGCAAGGGGCAGCTGTTTTTAGCGCCATTCACGCTCGTTTACACGCTTCGCAAGCTCGGTTGCTCAAAGTCTTAGCCCGCATTAACCGCTGGCACTTTGACGACATGATCTTGGAAGACATCATTGATGAGATTCCAGTAAACAAAGATGACTTCGCCCGTATGAGCGACGTTGTCCCCGTGTCTGACCCTAATATCTTCAGCGACACGCAACGTTTTGCTCAAGCACAAGCCTTGGCCCAGCGCGCACAAACCAACCCTCAACTTTATGACCAGTTAGCGGTTGAGAAGCGTATCTTGCAAACGATGAAGATACCTAACATCCAAGACGTTCTGCCTGACCCATCTAAGGTTGAGGACATGAACCCCGCCTTGGAAAATGTTAGCATGACGCTAGGCAAGCCAGTTGGCGCTTTCCCCTCGCAAGATCACATGGCCCATATCCAAACGCACTTGGACTTCGGCACTGATCCTATGCTGGGCGCAAGTATGCTTATGGCACCTAAGTTCCAGCCCGCTGTTGTTGATCATATCCGAGAGCATATTTCTTTCTGGTACCTTGAGCAGATGCATAAAGGCACTAAGATGAATGTGCTTAAAGCCGAGCGTATACCGATCGCTGATCAAGCCACGATGGCTAGAATTAGCATGAACATTAAGAACGCTGTTAGTTCGCAGTTGGCTCCTGTTATGAAAGACTTGCAGCCTATCTATCAAGACGTGCTTAAATTGCTCGCTCAACAACAGCAACAACAAATACCTGTTGATCCAAACGCTCAAGCGCTGGTTCAAGCTCAAATGGCTGAAACGCAGCGCAAGGCTCAACAAGATCAAGCTAACAATGCGCTTAAGGCGCAAGACATGCAGCTTATCAGTCAAGAAAAAGCGCAAGGTGAGATGACTCAACAACAAATTGAGGCCGCTCGCTTGCAAACACAAGTTGCGATTAACGATGCTAACAACATCGCTCAAGAGCGTATGAAGGGTATGCAGCTCGCTATGGACACCGCAAAAATTGATGCGGAACAGCAGCGAACCGTTGAGGAAGAAACTCAGATGCTGCATACAATGGAAGAGTCTAAACCCGAACCTACTAAGGAATCAACATGAGTGAAGAAAATCAAAACGAACCCATGCGCCAACATCACCGTTTGGCCGCTGGTTACCCCTTGCAAGGTATGAAAGACGGCGGTAAAACTACTCATACCCCCAAACACAAAGCTGCCCCCAAAGCAGCTCCTGCACGTAAATCGGCAGGACGCGGTCGGTGATTGAACAAGTTATCGATCAAATCAGGCGAGTGCAGCTAGAAATAGCAAGCTCGTTAGCTCATGGAAACGCTTCGACATTTGAAGCGTATAAAGAGCTGACGGGTCGCTTCGCCGGTTTGGATCAGGCTCTTCAAATTATCGAAGACTTGCTTAGAATGCAAGATTACGACGACAACAGATAACTTTAGAATTCGCTGTCCGGTGGTCGGGCGGCATTAACCAAGCGCTGAAAAGTGCTTAGAAAGTGAGCGTAAGATGGATGACCTCCAAAAATGGACCGATGATGACTACTTTCCTGAAGTAGAATCTGGCGTCAAACCCGTAGGCAATCGAATTTTGATTCAGATTCGCCAAGCCCCCAAGAAAGTCACTAGTAGCGGTATTATCTTAGTTGATGAAACCCGCGAAACTGAAAAAGCTCAAACGATGATTGCTAAACTGATCGCAGTAGGTCCTATTGCGTTCAAGAAGCGAGACACCGGCGAGCCTTGGCCTGAAGGCGTTTGGGCTTCACCAGGAGACATCGTTCGCGTGCCCAAGTGGAACGCTGACCGTTTCTTTGTAGACAACCCCGCCGATCCTGAAAACCCAGTTACATTTGGCCTTTGTAACGACACAGAGTTGATTGCTGTTGTTACAGGGGATCACACTAAACAGCGAGCCTACCTATGACACCAACTGACAAGCTAGAAATGCAGGAGGCGTCAGACGGCTCCGCCACTATTACGCTTCCTCCTTCAGAAGTTCCTGAGGCTCAAGAAGCGCAAGAAGTAGAAACTGAAGCCGCAGATGCTGCTGAATATGACGAACCGGCTGAATCGGCACCTGCTAAGACCGATGTAGACCGTGAAAAACTGCGTGAAGCGCGTCGTTTAGAGCGCCAAAACAAGAAAATTACGCAGAAAAAGCGTCTTGAGGAAAGCGCTCACATCATCGCCGCGCTGAAACGCCAAAACGATGAGTTGTCTGCACGCTTGATCAACGTAGAAAACCGCACTTCTGGCGCGGAAATCGCACGTGTTGATAAGAGCATCGAAGACTCGCAACTTCGCGTTCAATACGCTCACAGCAAAATTGCTGAAGCGCTTAAGATGCAAGATGGCGAAGCGATGGTTAAAGCGCAGGAAATGCTTTATGAGTCTAAGAAAGCTCTTGAGCAACTCAGCGCTGTTAAGCAAAACATGCTTAATGCAGCCAAAGCCCCTCAAAACCAGAACCTTCAAGTTCCTGACGCACGTATCCAAAAGAACGCTGCGGCTTGGATGCAGAAGCACACATGGTATAAGCCTGATTTAAGCAACACTGATAGTAAAATCGCACACGCAATTGACTTGGAGTTGACTAGCGAAGGTTGGGACCCAGCGACTGAAGAGTACTGGGAAGAGTTAGATGACCGTTTGAGTGACCGTATGCCCAATCGTTTTGAACCAACCCCAGCAGGGGAAATGCAAGCACCCCCTAAACGTCGTTCAGCAGTGACCGGCTCTGGGCGGGAAACCAGTTCAACTGAAAAAGCTGGTGTGTACAAGCTAGATGCTGACCGTGTAGCTGCCATGAAAGAGTCTGGAGCGTGGTTTGACCCCAAGCGCAAGGCTAAAATGGTGCAGTATTACATGAATTATGATAAAGAAAACAAAGCTAGGAGCTAAAAATGTCTGATGATCGTTTAATTAAGACCAACGCTGGTCGTGAAAGCCGTGTTAAAGAAGACACAGAACGTAACTCTAATGGTTTGGCTTCCACCTCGCCTGATATGGTTCGTTCTATGATGGAAAAGTTCATTCAAGAAGCGTTGCCTGAAGCACCCCACGTGCCTGGCTTCCACACTTGCTGGCTTTCCACCACTAGCCAATATGATCCTATCCACAAACGCTTGCGTTTGGGCTACACTCCAGTGTTGGCTGATGAGGTCGTTGGCTTTGATCACTTAAAAGTTAAGTCAGGCGAGAACGTAGGCCACATTTCAGTAAACGAAATGGTGCTTTACAAGTTGCCTGAAGACATGTATCAAGCGATCATGACGCATTTCCACCATAACGCTCCTAAAGAAGAAGCTGAAAAGCTGATGATTCAACAGGATCAGCTGGTGGGCACGTTGCGCGATAGTAAGGGTCGTCCTCTGGTTCAGCGCGAAGGCGATGGCCAGCTAGACACACCTGCCCCCGCGCCGACTTTTTAAGGCTATAATTTCCTACATAAGCTGCGCCGTAATAGGCGCGGCGAAAAAATCCAACTTGACACAGGGCTAAAGAGTGTCTTTAAAAAATCACGGTATGTGATTTGTACGCTTTGAATAAAGCACAAGCAAACAAACCCCAACTTTTTTAAGGAAACCAAAATGAGCGCAACTCTTGCTCCGTTTGGTCTGCGCCCTGCGTTCCATCCTTCTGGTTTGGATCGTGCTCAGGCTCTGGCTAACGGCATTGTCTCCGGATATTCTAGCAATATCCTCAAAGGTCAACCCATCGTTTATGGCACGACCGCTAACGGCGGTACCCTTGGTACCATCCAACCCGCCCTCGCTACTGGCACCGTGACCGGCGCTTTTGCTGGCGTTGAGTGGACTGACACTACCGGCCGTCGCCGCGTGTCTAACTACTGGCCCGCAAGCACCGCCTATCAAACCGGCAGCTGCGTTGCTTATTTCTACAACGATATCAACATCGTTTATGAAATTCAAGCTGACGGCTCCATGGCTCAAACCACTATCGGTAATGAGTACTTGTTCACTAACATCACCGCTGGTTCCACCACCACTGGCTTGTCTCAAGCTACTTTGGGTTCTGGCACCGCTGTTGGTAACAGTGGTCAAGGCCAAATGCGCGTGGTTGACATCGGCCAAGGCGTTGATAACAACTGGGGCGACGCTTACACTATCGTTCGCGTTGTGTTGACTAACACGCAATTCTTCGGTGCCTTCACCGCAATTGCATAATAAAGAAAGGATAGCATCATGGCAGCCCCAATGCGCAGTACGGACTTTAGAAGTATTGTTGAACCAATTCTTAATGAGTCCTTTGACGGTGTGTATGACCAACGCGCCGATGAATGGGAACAGGTTTTCCGCGAGGAAATGGGTATCCCACGTAACTACCACGAAGAACCCGTCCTGTACGGTTTCGGTGCAGCTCCTCAGTTGCCTGACGGAACTCCCGTTTCCTATCAACAAGGCGGCGTGCTGTTCCTGAAGCGTTACGTCTATCAAGTCTATGGCTTGGCTTTTGCCTTGACCAAAGTTTTGGTGGAAGACGGCGATCACGTTCGTTTGGGCCAAATTTACGCCAAGCACTTGGCGCAATCTTTGGTTGAAACTAAGGAACTGTTGTGCGCTAACGTTCTGAACTACGCTTTCAACTCCAGCTACGCTGGCGGTGATGGTGTGGCTTTGAACAGCAACGCTCACCCCATCGTGAACGGCACCTTCAGCAACATCCTGGCTACTCCCGCTGCTTTGTCGCAAACTTCGGTTGAGCAAATGCTCATCCAAATTCGCCAAGCTGTGGACAACAACCAGAAGAAAATTCGCTTGCAGCCTTTGAAACTCGTCGCCGCTCCTGGCAACGTGTTCCAAGCTGAAGTGATTTTGAAATCTGTGTTGCGTACCGGCACCGCTAACAACGACATCAACCCTGTGAAATCCATCGGTTTGATGCCTGAAGGCGCGGCTGTTATCAGCCGTTTGACCTCGGCCACCAACTGGTGGATCCAAACCGACGCACCTGAAGGCATGAAGCTGATGATGCGCCGTGGTTTGGAGAAAACCATGGAAGGTGACTTCGAAACTGACTCTATGCGCTACAAAGCCACAGAGCGTTACATCCCTGGGTTCACCGACCCCCGTGCCTTGTTTGGCACTCCTGGTGTGTAATTAAGTGGGGGGTTGGAGAAATCCTCCCCCCTTTTTTTAAACCTGAGTGGTTCAAGCCACAGGGAGAAAAAGATGCCTCAATTTAGTGATGATCTGTTCTTGGGTACGGCCCAAGGCTATATTGGTACAAACAACACGAACGCTGAAGCGATCATTACTGGTTCCGTCACCGGCACCACCATGACCGTGACTGCGATGAATTCTGGTGATTCTTTGGTGCTGGGACAATACGTCAACGGTACCGGTATCACCGCCAACTCTTACATCACGGCCTTTGTGTCTGGTGCAGGCGGCACGGGTACTTATACCCTGAGCCAATCCTCATCAGCTACTGGCTCGATTACTATTTACGCCTCCGGAAATTCCGGTTTGGGCGATCCTTCACCGATGGAAGTTGGTGTTGGCCCATTGGGTCGTGAATATGTGTGGGATGTGGTTCCTCAGACTCT